GTCTACAGCTGTTTCTTCCTAGATATTTATATGCCCCTCCCTATCCTTTGCACTCTTACTATTATGGCAAGAGCTACACAATGCCTGTAAGTTATCCATTGACCATACAGCACCTCCTTTATTAATTGGAGTGATGTGGTCAATAGTATTAGCTGTAATGTATTTATTTTTTCTTTCACAATGCTGGCAGATAGGTTGGCTGTGTAGTACCATCTGTCTAAGTTTCCTCCATTGTCTACTCTTATATATAAAGCTGTTACTCTTATCCATACCACTAAAGGCTCTTTTCTTATCTTTAATGTAAGTGCTTCTAGCTTTTACTGCAAAGGTCTTTCTATTTCCTTTTGGTAAGGTAGGCATCTATACTAAGCTTATAGTTTGTATTAGTGTTACTACATCCTCATTAGATATAACTCCTAATAGTCTACCAATTACTATAAGGCCTGTGATTATATACATTATCATCTTAGGCCAGTTTATCTTGCCTGTAGGTGTATATCCATCCTCTTTAATATTATTACTTATCTCTGTAATAACATTACCAAAAGGGAGTGCTGGTATTATTCCCTTTACTAATTCCTTTAGTAAATTAGTCTTTTTTTTCTTTCTTTTTGCCATTGTTATATGTTTTAGTTTTTTTAGTTTTTTTCTTAGCCATTGTTATAAGTTTAAGTATTCATCTATTAAGTTAATACATTCGTCAAATCCTTTGCATATCTCAGCTCTATATCCTCTTTCTTGTAAATGCTTTATCCATTGCTTCTGGTAACCACTTGCATAGCATTGCTTGTTAAGTTTTATTTCTATAAATAAGCCATGATAGTTACCTCTAGGCTCAACTATTTGTAAATCTGGAAAGCCAGCTACATAGCCTGTCTCTTTAGCTTTTTTCCTTTGGCTTAGATACTTTTGATATTGACCACCTAAGCTAGCACAATATTTAGCTTTAGGATATTGTAGCTTAATATAATCTATTACAGCCTTCTGTAGTTTAGCCTCTGTATTATAGCTTATCATGCCAGCCTATAAAATCAATTTTTTCAAGCTCTAAAGCTGCATCTATTTCATGATAAAGAGCAATACAGCTGCTGTACATCTCTTGTGTTCTGTGGCTCATTACCTCATCAAGGCTAACTCTATCTCCTTTACTTCTTCTTTTTTTAAGGTCTATTTTCCAGTATTTCTCAGCCTCTTTTTTATACTTAGATATTTTAGTCTTATTTAGCTTAATAGCTTTTCTTTTCCAAAAGTGCTTAAATATAGAATATACTTCCCAGCTTATTTTTGGCTCTGTCATACCTTTTCTTTCCTCTATGTAGGGTAATATACATTTTTCTATAAATTCTTTTTCTATAGCATCTATTTCAGCTTGTGTAATCTTATTATCCTCTTTACTCATATTGTTTTTTTTATAATTTCTAATTTTAAGAGCTTTATGCTCTTTGTATGTTTTAAGTACTTTACTAAATATTATAGAATCTAGCTTGTTGTACATTTCTAAACCAAGCTCACCAGATACAGCTAATCTAAATGCATGCTTAATTTCATTTATTGTAAAATTACTAAAATTATTTAAAATCAGCCCATTTAGTACACTCTCCTCTATTTCATTTAGCTGGTTATCACTTTTTACATTGAGTAGAACATAGATATAATTAAGCATCTCTATTACAGGCTCTGGGCTGTCTAAATGCCTTATTTTTTTTTCTTTACTATAGGCTAATTCCAAAGGCCCTGTTTGCGTCAAGGTCGCTAGCTCGTTTTTTTTCATTTTCTGTATTTTTAAGTGATTCGTTTTTAAGCCAGTTTTTGGCTGTTAAGTATAAGCTTTTATATTTAGTATTTCCTTTATAATTTTCTATTTGTTCTAGTATAGTATCTACTTTATCCTTACTATACATTTTTACTAATTTGTTATAATTATCTTTTGTAAGTGATAAATGTAAAAAATGTGTGTGTATATTTTCATTTACATTATCATTAACATTATCATTTACATTTACATTAGCTTGCGTTTTGCTTCGCTTTTGCTTCTGTTTTGCTTTTGGTTTGCTTATGGTTTGCTTTTTTTTGCATCCATTTTCCCACTTTTTATGATTAGCGTCAAGCTGTGGTTTTATTAAGCTAAATAAGGCTTTTTGTATGTTATCTAGCTCTAGTTCTTCTCTGTCCAATGCATAGCTGCAAATGGCATAATATAAGTCTGCAGCTTGCTCTGTGTTTAGTGTTTTTGTTGCTTCAAAAAAGCTTCTGTAAAATATAAAACTGTCTCGCATTTTTTATTATCTTTGCACCTTAGATATTTTTCTCATAATAACTAGGGTTTGTTAAAGGCCAGGTTTTGTGCCTGGCTTTTTTCTTACTACAAACTTTACTCCATCTATCTCAATACATTTTACTACATTTCTATTTATCCAATTATAGATACATTGAGTAGTCTTTTTTTGCTCTAGTGCAAAGTTGTTAATTGTAACTAAATCCTGTGTCTCTATTCTCATCATTTCGCTCTTTAATCAAATTAAATATTTCTCTAATCTCATCATTTTTATCTATGAGCCAGGTAGGTATTTCAATTATCCATCTATAATACCAGTCATCTATCTCATACATTTTACATTGGCTTTTAGGAAAAAAGTATATTTTCTTAAACCAAGTTATAGCATAACTTTTCTTAGTCTCTACAGCTCTGACTCTATCAGATGCACTAAGCTTTAGTGTCTGTGTCAATAGCATTAAAAAGGGAGGCTAGTGTTTTCTTTTTTAGCAGAGTAATATTTCTGCTCTTTTACTCCCATTACCCAGTTCACATAAATAGTAGCCACTTCTAAAACTGCTGTATAGTCATCACTTTTAACAGTATCAACTGCAGCTTTTAGACAGCTCTGCTTAATTATTAGCTCCTGTCTCTTTGGGTCTTCAGCTCTAGGAGTAAATCCTCCTGTTGGAGCTTGTGGAGCATATACAGGCTTTATTTTAGGAAATTTACCTCCACTAAATGTATAAGTAACTTCTTTACCTATTACAAACTTTTCTTGCTCTTTACTTTTACTATTGTATTCTCCAGTATCTCCATTGTCAAAAGTTACCTCAAATTTGTACATTGTGCCATATGCACCATCCCAGCTGCCATTTGCTTGTACAGCTGTTACTTTACCAGTCTTTTCCATCTTTATATATGTATTTAGTTATTGTTGTTGTTTTAAATGTGCCATTGTCGTTTTTCCATCTAGTCAATACTTTTTTGTTTTCGCTTTCTATGTTATGGCCATCTTCTCTTAATTTATATATATAGGCCGAAAGTCTAGTGTTTCCTAAGTCTGTAATAGCCTCTAAGGAGGTTATATTGCCAAAGTCTTTTAAATACCTTAGCAGTCTAGTGTAGTGTGTGTGCTTTGCCATTATTAAGCTTTTAAATTAGTTTGTTTTTTATTGGGCTTACCTAGGTACTCCCATTCTTCAATAGTGTGTGTTAATGGTGTTCTAGTTCCATTTAGCCACTCTTGTCTTATACTTGCATATCTTATAGACAGGTATAACTCTTTTACTTTTCCCATTAAAAATGTTTTATGTCCCATTCCTTTAATGTATCTAATATTTCTCTGTTAATATTTAAAGCTCTTTGTAAATTGTTAAGCAGTCCCTCATCTTTAGTGTAGCTTTGTATAATCATTTGAGAGGTTACTAAATGAACCAGCTCTAGCTGTTGCTTTTGTAGTTGTCTAATTATTTTCTTTTTCATAACTTATAGGGTTAAAGAGGCATCAAGCCTCTTGTTTATTTATTTTATTTCTTAATTTATTTAATTTGTATTCTGCACTATATAAACCAAGTGAAGCTGGAGTATTGTTTTGGTTAAGTTTGCAAAGTATTTCCCTTGCATCTGAACGCTCTATAGCATATAAAATACCTTTAATTTCGTCGTTTGATAATTCTATTTTCATAATTTCTAGGGTTTAGGGTTAAGGGAGCATTAAGCTCCTATTGTGAAAATATTATTTTTATAATAATTATCAATAATGTTAATTGTGTTTTTAATTTCAGACTTATCAGCTGTAACAAACTCACCTTTATAATCAGAGTCTAAAACTTTAATAGAATACATTGTTTTTGATTGATGTGGCTTATCTGTAACATTTACAATTCTTCTTGAAATAGCTACTATAATATTATTTCCTTTTGGAGTTAGTGTGTTAAATTCCTTAGTGTAGTAGTTTGTAGCTCCGGATGTGTAATTTGTTGTGATTAAATTTGTCATAATTTCTAGGGTTTTGTTTTTAATTATAGTGCTAATTTACAGTTTTAAATTTAAAACTACCAAATCATAATGCAACTATTTTTTAATTATTTTTAGTTTTGTAGTGTTTATAGTGGTTGTAGAGCTAAATTATTTTGCTCTTGTAAACTCGTATTTGATTTCTCCAAGCTCAAAATAGAATCTAAGCCACCATGCTCCTAATGGTTTTGGAGGTCTACCTCTTTCTCTATGGTAATTTTCTCCAGCTAAATATTCCTCTTTATATGTAGGGAGGCAGATGTGTGTTTGTTCGTCTAGGTGTATAGTACCTTTATGATTAACTCTTTCTCTAGGTATTGCTATTTGCCAACTTTCATGAATATGGCCACTTACACAAATTTGAGCATCTGGTAAATAAACTGCTTTTCTATTGGTTTGTATAACTCCTCTAGTAACTGGGCCTCCTCCTCCATAGCCATGAGTAAAGTTTAATAGTATTGGAGTAAGTCTGGAGCTACTTTTTTTCTTTTTAAATCTAAATCTAACATAGCCTGTGTAAAGTCCTTTTGTAAGCTTTGTACCATTCTTATAATTTAATGTGGTTACAAATCGCTCTATAAGGTCTGTTTCATGATTTCTTCTTATAGCACTTTCATGATTTCCCTCGCTTACTAAAGCAAACATATCAGCATAAGGGCTAAACCAATCTACAGCAGTATTTACTACTGCATCTAAATAGTTGTCTACTTGATGCTCTGGCCTTAAATCGCTTTTGCTACTTCTTCTATCATACTTACCTTGCATAACACAAAATAAATCCCCAAAATCAAGAATTTTAGCGTTTCTTTCTCTTGCTTGGTCTAAATGTATCTTTTGCAGTTTTAAATTGCTGTGAGGGTTGTCCCAATGTCTGTCGGAAGACAATAAATACCACTGCTCCCATCCAGCACAAAATTCATGTTCTAGGTCTAATACTTGTGGACTAATCCTCTTTACTTGCATAATTTAGTATAATTAGCTCAAAGCCAGCTGGAGCTGCTTCTAGTAGCTCTCTCATTGTCCTTTTGCTATAGGTTAGGTCATTCTGGCCATCTTTATTAATATCTACAAAATCATGGCCAACAGCAATACATCCTCTAAGCTCAGTATAGTAATTAGCTGGGTGTATTAGAATGTAGTCTCTCATGTCTACATTTTCTATGAGGTAATGGTCTCCATATTTATCAGAGACTCTACATTTAGCAGTATATTCTCCTGTAGGAATACAGCTCTTATTTCTTTTGTTATCTTTCCAAGCTAGCTCCAATGTGCAGCACTTGTATTGTATATCTAGGCCATTAAATATAAAAAGCCTTCCTAGTGTTTGCTTATTGTTTTCTTTTAGCCTAATTAGTACCGCCCTTCTCATTGTTTTTATAAGCAATATAAAACTTATATAGCGTAAATGCAATACCAAGCACTAAAGCTGTGATTCTTAGCCATGTTTCTAAGTCAGATAAAGAGACTCCAATAGCTGCACTATTTACCAATATACTCTCTGTTGTATCTTTATCCATGTCTTTTAATTTATGCTATTGATACTTTGCCTCCATATACCTTTTCGGTAGCTGTTTGGGCTAATTCTATTAATAAATAATTGCTTCCATTAGCAACAACATCTGTAAAATTAAGTAAAGTTCCTATGTTTCCTGTTCCTTTACTTGTAACAGAATCAGTTGTAATATCAGCTTCATAAACTGTAATAGCAGATGTGCCACTTCCATAGATAATTAATTGTGTAGCTTTTGTCCCTGTAGGGATTTGAACTGATGCATACATTTTAGCTGTGCTATGTGATTCAAGCCATCTGTCTCCTGTTGAATCATCTATCATTAAAGGTCTACCTACATCATCAGCTATAAAATCACTTGGTAGAATCTTAACATCAGTAATTACAGTTAAAGTCCCTTCTACAGTTAAATCTCCAGAAATAATTGCATCTCCTGTAACATCTAACTCTTTTGTAGGAGAGCTATTACCAATTCCTAGTTTTGCATTAGATGAATTTATATAGGAGCTGCCAGAAGCTTTTAATTGTATTTTTGCAGTAGCATTATCTCTTAATACTAATTGCCCTACGTGAGCATTACCTCCACTTCCTAATCTAGCTAATTGAGCAATTCTATTCCCATCTGCATCTTCTAAAGCAACTTGTGCTGTAGGACTTTCATCTGTATCTGTGGCTAATAATACAGTAGTAGTTAATATAGTACCATCAAAAGTTAATTCACCACTTGCTCCAAAACTTCCACTATTATTAAATTGTACTTGTGTATCTGAGCCAGCTGGAGATGTACTTCCTCCTCCAGATGCATTTATAGTAACATCTCCTGTGCCTCCTGTAGGGCTTATGGTAACATTAGTACCAGCTATAATTGACTTTACACCAGCTGCATCATAACTGCAGACAAGAATTTTACTCCCTACAGCATAGCCTACTCTTGTAGTAAAGCTTACATCTATAGTACCACCACCAGTTGCACTTTTATTAGTTGTAGTTATGCCTAGTGGATTACCTCCTACCTCATCACATATTATTAGCTTTTGACCAGAAACTATTGGAGCTAACAAACCACCTACACTAATTTGAGTATAGGCTGTATTAGCACTTAAAGCAGTAGTTAAAATACCTACAACATTAGACTTCATAAAAAGCTTTTGCCCTAAATTAGTAGCGTAGTCTGTAGGTACAGGCATAGGGTTAGGAATAGAAAACTCTGCACCTCCTGTAATTTCATTTTCTGGTATTGTTGTTATAACCTCCTCAGTTTCTGTAGGTGTTATACTTGCTTTATCTAGCTTATACCATGTACCACTCCACTCATCTTTAGCAGCTGTAAAAGTACCAGCTATAAAAATATATTTTTCATCTGCACCTCCTATAGTACTTTGATAAGTTAGAGTCTTTGTTGGTCTGTAGCTATGTGATAAAATTGTAGCTTGTAATATTGTTGTAGGCTTATTACTAACTTTTAAATACTCATTTACTAAAAGTTGTGTAGTATCTTTAAAACTTGTTCCTGTATCAATGTCAAAGCCTCCAGTACCTAAATAGGTTGAGCCACTATAGAGCCTTAATGTGTGTATTGAGCTATCCTCATTAGCTATATTACCTAGAGGCACATCTCCTAAACTTTTATCTATTGCAGCTGTAGCTGGGTTTTGACCAGATATATAAGTAGTCCCCATTGGGTTATCTATCGAGGTAATATTTCCATCTGTAATAGCTGAAACAAATGGACTGCTTATTAGCTCTATAGTTCTAGTTGCTGGTGTATTTACTCCAACTTGTAGCCCTGTTGATGATGGCATCCCATAAGTAGTTAAAGCTGTCCCATCCATACCATAAACCAAGTCCATTATGTTCATCTCTCCATAGACTAAAGATGTAGATGGCAATTGCCAATAATAAATAGCTCCTGCCATGCTAAATTGCACTTCTCCATAGTCTGAAGATGATAATAAAGGAAGACTCATATTTGGCACTAAAATAGAGCTTTTAGCTGTGTCAAAGCCTGTAGGGCTATCCTCTACATAAGATGTTACAAGGCCTAGCTGCTCAAGTTGTATTTGCCAAGCTTGGCTATTGTTTACTCCAAATCCTGTAGCTAGTATAAATGTGCTATTTGAGTCTGTACTCCATTCCCAGCCCATAGTACTAGCAGCTCCTATAGTTCCATTTCCATTAAGATACTTTGTCCCTACCTTTAACTTACATTGTAAAAAGCCTGTCATGTAGCCTCCTTGATTTGCATGAGGAGTAACAGCTGAAGCTGCCCATTTTTCAGTCAAAATAGCGTTAAAAGTTAGGTTTATCTGTGTTTGGCCTTGATTTAGAAAGCCAATTGTAGTTAAAGAGCTATAGCTATTAGATGGGTCAAAGTTTGCAAAAGTATGGCCTTTTAAATATCTAGCTCTAACACTATTTAGCTCTGGCTCTAATGTAAATGTAGCTCCAGCTTTTATTTTAGCTTTTGTAGATGTAATTTCTACACTATTGTCTATTTCTACATCAGAAAAATGACTACCAGAGCTAGTTCTTACTTCTGTGCCTCCACTTGCTGCAGCACTCTGCCAATAGTAGCCATCTACATCATATGAATTATCCTGCACTAAATAATAGTAACCATCAGAATAAATCACCTTTAATCCAAAAGACTTTAGTACTCCCCTAAACTCTGTTAAATAGCTATCTATAACTCCTGGATGATTAGCCTGGTCTGGTACAAATCCATTTCTATTATATACTATTTTTCTCATAGCGTTTGTGCCTGTGCTATAAGTTAAATTTCCAGCCCACCACTTAAAAAAACTAATTACATTACCTGTACCAGAGGCATCTGTAGGCTGTGGCAAACTTGATAAATCAAAAGTATCAACAAAAAGTTTTAGAGGGTAGTATAAATCTTGAAAATCACTAGAGCTAGCTGTAGTTACTGAATTATTATATTTATTTAATAATCTGCCTAAGCTATCTGTAGCTTTTACATTTACTACATAAGGATAAGACTCATCTTTATAATTATCATAAGCTGGCTTTATCCATCCAGCCCAAAATAATACATTTGATGAGCCTCTAGTTATTTCTATATAAAACTCACCTTCATCTGTAGTAAGTATGGTATTTAAAGTAGCAGCATCTGTAGCATTTTCAACAATAAAACCAATTATTACATTAGACTTTTTAAGTTCTCCTATTTTTGTATCTTTTCCTTTATCATATCTAAGCTTAAAGCCTTGCTTGGTTAATTTTATCTCTGTATCATTACCAGCAGTTAAAGTTTTAGCTTTTATATGAACATCCCATTGCTCTCCAACAACTTCTGAAAAAAATCTACTTGTAAAATATAAAGCACTCATTATCTTAAAGAATTATCTACCAAAGACGCTCCAGCTCCATTAGTGTCCTCGCTAATTTGATTATTTATAGCTAGTACTAAATCACTACCACTAACACTAAAACTACCTTGCAATTTACCACCTCCTAGAGCGTGGTTTGGTGTTATTTGACCACTTACATTACTGCTAAATAATTCTGGGCCATTTTCCCCTACGATATAAGGTCTACCACCTACTACTGGGCCTCCACTTGCTCTACCTGGTATGCTTTTAGTTAATATGCCTAAAAAGTCTGTTGGCCCTCCAGATGCAGCTCCTAAGCCTGGTATCATTTTAAACAATGCTGCTAATATAGCTGCCTGTATTATTAAAGCTGCTATTTTTTTAGCTAAGTCTATAAATATCTGGCTCATAGATTTAAAAAATCCTTTTCCACTTACTACAGCCTGTGCCATACCTCCAGCAAAATCTTGAGCCATAGATACTCCAAATTGCTTAGATGCTTCTGCTAGTCCTATTAATTTCTGTTGCATTGCAGATAAACCACCTACTACTCCTCCACCTTCTTCAGAGCCTCCTTCATCACTTCCTCCTCCAGATTCTCCACCACTTACAGCAACATCTCCTCCTACTCCAATAGCTGTACCTACTCCAAATAAAGCATCTTTTGCCTTTGTAGCTGCATTGCTTACAGCATCCCCAAAAGAGCCAAAAGCAGTACCTACTTCTGGAATATCCATTTTTAAATCTTCTAAACCATCAGAAACTACCTCAAAAGGATTAATTATATCTCTATTAAATTTTTCAGCTACTGCATTATAGCCATCTATTAATAATGCAAAAGGATTATTTTCTACTAAAAACTGGATGAAAGAAATTACTGCATTTTGTACAACAGCAAAAACCATTGAGCCAGTCTCTTTTACTGCTTGAAAATTATCTACTACATATATAATAGCAGCAGCTATGGCAGCTAAGGCAACTACAACAGCTCCCATTGGACTTATTAAAAAACCAATCACACTAAGCAAAGTACCAAACAAAGCAACAGCTGGGCCAATGGCTGCAATAATACCTCCAATAGTAATTATTACTATTTTCATGCCTCCATCTAAATTATTCCAGGCATCTATTACAAAGTCAATAGCATCTAGTAAAGTATTCATAACAGGAATAAGCATTCCTCCTATGTCTTCCATTAAATCACCAAATCTATTTTGTAATTGTTTAAGGCCTCCAGCACCAGCTTTAGCAGCTGCCTCACTCTGTCCATCAAATTGGCCACTCAATGCCTCTACAGCACTATTTAGCCTTTCTGTGCTTCCTACATCTCCCTCTATTTGTATTCCATACCTAGACAGGGCATTTGTGCTACTTCCAACTGACTTAGCAACAAGGTCAGCAGCAGCAGTTAAATTCATCCCTTTGGCTGTAGCCATATCTTGTACTAAAGGAATAAGCCTTTGTATTGCTTCTTCTTCTAGTCCCATAGATGCTAGCATGGACTGAGCTGCCATTGTTTCCTCATCTCCAAACAAGGTAACCTTTTGCAGTTCTTTAGCCTGTGCAGTTAAGCCTCTAAAGGCTTTTTCATTGCCTTTTAATGCAGTTCTAAGTTTTGCCTCTGCTTTAGCCTGTTTATCAAAAGCCATTACAGATGCACCAGCAAAAGCAGTTAATGGAGCAGTCAGACTCATAGTCATGCTTTTACCAATTTTCTTTAGGTTAGCTGCTGACTTTTTAAAAGTCCTTTGAGCTTTTTTCATAGCTCCTTGAAACTGCGTAATATCAGCTCCAAGCTTTACATTTACACTTTTACTTGGCATTTTTCTTAATTAATTTGCTTCTCTGTTCTATATAAGCTAGCCTTTCTTTGCTCATCTTTGGAGCTATGGTTTTTTTATCCCAATCAAAAGGCCATAATTTTTGAGGTTTAATGCCTTTACCTTTTTTGGTATGTGGCATTAATAATGTACTTGCCAGTAATCTAAATTTTTCCCATTGCAGCTGGTCTCTTTGTTTTTCCAGTTGCTCAAAACCAGCTAGCTTATTCTCGTACTCTCTAGGAGTGAGATTGTCTAATTGGTTTGGAGAGAGGTTTAACCATCCATAAGCTACTTGCTCTAAATCATCAAAAGTAAGAGAGCCAGCTCTAGTGTCTACTTCCTTGCTTTTTTTTTAGAGCCTTTAGGCTGTGCTAGACTTTGCTCAAATACCTTTAGCACTTTAGCCATAGCATCCTGGTCTTCATCTAGCATATCTGCTACATCATCAAGCTCTAAAATAAACTCTTGCTTTGTTACTCTAGCACCATCTTTAAGGCCGCTCCAAACCAGAGCAATAGCTTGTGTTATGGTCATGTCATTACCTAATCCACCTAATTGCCCTAGTGTAGTGCCTGTAACATCGCTAAAATGTCTCAGAGCTGCAAAGCCATACTTTACAGGATAGTCTTTCCCATTTATAATTACTGGAGTAGCTTTCATTAAGATGCAGCTGCCTCAGTTAATATTCCACTCCCAGCTATAGTTACTGAAAAAGTAGACTGGTCTTCTGTTCCTCCTGTTAGGCTTAAAGAGGTAATAAAACCAGAGCCATGATAAAACTTATTGCTATCTCCAGAAGATGCTCCTGTGATTGTAAGCTCTACAAATACCTTAGTGCGTTCATTTGTTCCTCCTAAGTGGTCCCAAAAATCTATAAAAGCTGTTTGGCTTCCTTGTGCCTCGTTTTGATATAATGCATCAGCACTAACACTCCAAGAGCGAGTCCCTAAAATTATATCCTTCCATCCAGAGGAGCTTTTGTTTGTTTGGTCTATTTCATCTGCAGAAACTTCTAAGCTGCAGCTAGTAGCGTAAGCCACTATAACCTCATTACTATTTGAATCACCTACTTTTAAAAGTAAGTCAGTCCCATTTACTAATCCTGTTGCCATTTTTGTTTAATTTATTTAGTTTGCAATTTAATTGATATTTAATTGTTTTACAATACTCTAGCTTGAAAAGTTAAAGTCTTTGTGTAATATTTTCTTTGCTTATTGTAGTCTTCGCTAACACTCTCTAAGGAGACTCCATTTATTTTAAAGCTATTACCTGTGCCAAAAGTGCTGCTAGTTTTGGGCTGTACTATTGCATCTATAACCACCTCTGTTAAATTGCAGCAGTTTTCATAATCTCTATTGTGTATTAATATAGTAAAATCTACTATTTCATAAGCTGGAGGCCCATGCAATAAAGCTCCATTTGCTGTTTTGACATATACAGGAGTAATAGCATCTATTTGATAAGTTACAGCTGCACTTGGGTCATTTTGATTTAATAATGGCTCTGGCTGAATCTTAGCAGCATCCATTCCAGGTTCACCTACTACATCACTATTACTAGATAGCATATTAAATATAGCGTCTCCAATTTTTGCTATTTTTCCATTTGCTCCCATTATCTAAACTTTCTAAGTTTTTTTTCTAAGTTTTTTAGCATTAAATCTCTAACTTTAGATAGAGCTTGTGTTTTATTGGCATTAAAAGCAGCCTCTATAAATCTTCTTCCTGTCCAATCTACATCAAAATTTTCTTTTCCAACTTCTACTAAATGAGCGTGGTATCCTTTAAAATTTCCATATACCCTAGCACCTACTAAAATAAATGGCTTGCCCTTAGTTCCTCTAATTCCTTTTATTACTCCAATAGACTTTTTTAAGTTGCCTGTAACATTATTAATGTTGCCTCTAATGTCTTTTATTAAAGGCTTTGCTATTTGCTTTAGCCCTCTTTTTATATCAGCATCCTTTAAAGACTTTTGTCCTAAGTCTCTTAATAGCCTATCTATTTCTTTATCTCCTGTTATGCTTGCTTTTATTCCAATCAATTTTTTGCTGTATGTGCTTTTATTATTACTAGCTGTTGGTTGCCCATTCCTTTAAACTCTACGCTCCTTATATAATAATTTTCAGAGTCATAAGTTATGCTGTCTATTAAATCTATCTCATCTGTTATAGTTTCATATCTGTAGGTAAATTCTACATTTTTAATTAGATTCAATATACCTTCATTTTCTTGCTCAGTACCTGGCAGCCATTTTACTCTTGCAAACCTATCACTTGCTGTGGTTGCTGAAACTACTATATCACCATAATCATTTTGCTGCGTGCCTGTGTTTATGTTTATGGTTGTCTTATGTCTAAACTCTCCTGGATTAATCACCAATCGTAATTTTTATATTGATTCACTATATTTTTATAACCTAGTGGCAGCTCATCTACTTTTAAATAAGATACTGGGCTTCTATTATCGTAATAATTCTGTATAAGCATTAACATAGCTATTTTTAAAGGCTTTGTGTATTCATTATGTGGAGAGCAAGTATATGAAATAGAAATAGCATCTTGTCTATCAAATAAAGGGTAGGTGTTTATAAACTCTATCATAGGTAAGCCATCATGATTAATAAGCCTATAATCTGCTGCATCCATTGTTATGACAGCATTAGCACTATTTCTATATACTACAGCTACACTAGAAACAATGCCAGCATAAGTTAAATGCAGTATATCATTATCTGGCCAATCTCTGCAAGTTTCTACTATTGAATTAGCTACAACTGCTGCTCTAGTATCATTGGTAATTTGTACTCTAGCAATCTTTATTAATTCAGTTATATAGCTGTCGTCTGTGCTATGTCCTACTCTTAAATATTCCTTTGCCTCAGATAGTGAAATTACCTCTGTTCCAGAATATGTGCCTATAGATGCAAATTGTGCCATTTATTTAAGTTTAAAAAAAGGGACAGGAGGTTAATCCCATCCCTTTTTATTATACAAATTACTCTACTATGAATTAGTATCTACAAAGAAAGAAAAAGCTTTGTCTGGTCGAGCTACTAAACCATCTAATAGGTTAGTGATTACCAGTCTTCCAATTCCTCGTGATGCAGTAGTATATGGGTCAAATAAGATAGACATTCCACCAAATTGGCCTAAGTGAATGTCGCTCATATCTCCAAAGAATACATAATCTCCAGCTCCAGCTGTTCCATCAGCTGCTCTACCTAAGTTAGAGGAAACTTGGAAAGGGTATGTATTTATAGTCTTTTGGAAATTGTCCATATAACCGTCTACATAGTTATTAGATGCTAGGCCTTTAGCTGCACCTAAACCACTAGCATTAAAAATATATGCTAATCGAGAAGCTGCTGGGTTTACATCATTAGCTAATACATTAGCCTCACAATTTAACACATCAGCTATAGCCATTGCAGTAGTTCCAGTTGAGCCTGTAGCTCCATCTAGTACATCTTTAAAAATAGATGTTGGGCCATTTGAGCCTGTAGTAGATGTTTGGTCTGCTGCTGCTAACAAGTTAGCCTCAAATTGAGCCATTACTGCAGATGCTAAATTTCTTTGCATTGCTGCCTCAACTGCTGGGTTTTGTTCCATAAGCTCTGCACTCATTGACGCTAAAGAAATAATTTTCTTTGGCTGTAATGTTTTAGATGTCAAAGCTCCAGATTCTGCTGCTTCAGTAGTTGAAGATGTATATCCATTCTCAGCTACAAAAGACGCAGTACATGAGCCAACTATAGGAAATTTTCTATCTGCACTAAGTCCAGTATAGAAATTAGCTCCAGCCTGTGCTAAAACAGAATTGGCTTGTAATTGGTCTACAAAAGATGCTACTTCTGTCCCAGCTGCTGCACTTGTAGTAATTAAAGCTCTAGACTGCAATACAGAAGATGGTACTGCTATCCCTCTATACATTGCATTTGGAGCTTCGTTTCTAGCTTCCTGGTCCATTTCTTTTACAATTCCCTCTACTACTCCAGTATAAGCTGCTTTTGCTGCTGCACCAAATGAGAATTTTCGCAAGTCTTTATCTGTTTCTTTTACATCTTGTGTTGCAAAGTTTACTGGGTTAGCTTTTGCCAATTCTAATGAACGCTCTAAACGCTCAATTCGATTACCTAAGTCATTTACATTTTTTTCAGTAGCGTCAAAAGAAACTTGCTCCTCATCTGTTAAATTTCGGTCTTCAGCTTCTGCTACATTTATTAGAGCAGTCATTTCATCCAATGCTACTTGACGCTCCTCTTTTAATTGCTTTAAAGTTTTTTTCACTTTTTTAATTTTAATAGTGTTAGTTTACTTTTTCTTGTTTTTATATTGTCCTTATTGTCTTGTTTATGATGGTCTAAAGAGCGGACTGCTGCACTTGTTTGCGGATAAGCTGGCCTGGTAACTAAGCTAACATCTATTAGCCTTTTTACCTCCTTGACTTCTCGTACAAAGCCTGTGCTATCTTCTTCCCATTTATCTTTATCTACATAAAATCCAAAGCTCATTTTAGAGATGTCTCCTCTATTCATAAGCTCTATGGTATCTTTTGCAGCTTGTGTATTTGGCATAGTTATCTCCGATACTAAACCTCTTTCATCTACAGACAGCTTTAATGTGCCAGCTGTAGTTCTACCAAATACTATATTATTATCATGATTCAATAAAGCAACTACATCATTTTCTAGCACTTTATCGAAAGCTCTATTATTAATTTTTTCTTTAAAGCCTCCTAAGTCTTCGCTAAGTTGGTCAAATACTGCAGCATAACCTCTTACAATAGTATCTCCAGCTTCTGTAGTTTCTGCTCTTAGCTCCTGGCATTCAAATTGTCTTATTTCTAAATCTTTACTCATTGTCTTGCTTTTTATCTGTTGGTATCATATTCATAGGAACATAGTACTTATTGCCATTTTCGCTATCGTTCATGTTTTCCTTTCTTCTAATTTCATTTGGAGTAATAGCACCTATGCTAAATAATTTTGCATAATATTCAGCTCTACTCTTGCTATCTCCTCTTAATAAAGCAGTAGTATTAAACTCAAAGTAAGTAGTGCCTTTATCATTTTCAAAAATTAGCTTTTTGTTAAATTCTTGTTCTATCTTTGTAGCTAGAGGGTTTATAGTATGTGTAACAAATTCTATAGACTGCTGTTCAATATTTGAAAAAGTAGCTCTTTCTAAATCTCCTAATAAATGTGGAGGCACTCTAAATATTCTGCTTACTTCTAAAATACTAAATTTTCTAGTTGCTAAAAATTGAGCCTCGTCTGGTCTAAGCTGTATAGCTTTGTAGTCCATGCCCTCCTCTAGTACTGCTGTCTTAAAATTACCTTTATATCCACTATGGTAAGTTCTGTGCCATTGTTGGCTCAAAGACTTCATGGCATCAGCTCCAAGCTGCCCAGGATGTTTCAAAACACCAGAAATTTTGCCGCCAGACTCAAAAAAATCTTTACCATAAGTTTGGGCCGCAATACCTAGAGCTATATTATCTTTAGCTGCAGCTATTCTACTTTGCCCTATAATACCATCTAAAGCCATGTCTGGAATATGTATTATATCTGAAGAATCGTAATTCCCTACATCTTTAACTTCATAAAGCAAAGCATCATTAACATAATTTACTTTAACATCATCTGGATGTAATAAATATAATGCAATAGGTAGGCCTCGTTGATTTCTTTGTATATGTGCATAAGCATTACCATACAAAAGCAAAGTATTTATTAAAGTTTCAAAAAATATGTATTTCGTTTGTATGTGATTAGGCTCGCTGTGTCCTAATAAATACAATGGACTTTCTATATATTTTTCTCTGCCATTATTTGTTTTTATGTAATAACAAAAAGGTAATTGGCTTATTGTTTCGCTAATTACTCTAATTGCTGCGTATACAGCAGAAAAATTTAACGCTGTGTCTGGATTTACTAAAACACTCTTAGAGCTTACATTTCCTATAGCATAATCTAAATAGTTACGCTCCTCTGGCTTATTTTTATTGCCAGTAAAAAAGTCAAAAAATCCCATTAAATAAATATTTTTTGCAATTTATATATTTTTTTTGTATAAAGCAATAGCTTATATTGTAAAAAATCCAGCTGAATCTCTTTTATATTTGCTTTCTATTGGAGTCTCGCTAAATAGTTCTTCTCCTACTGCCATGCATAAAGCCATTATAGTATCTATTTTTGCAGAACTTTTGCTCTTATCTGGCTTAATATTTCCAGCTGCATCTACTTGCAGCTCTACATTTCCAAACTGCCATCTTATTACAGGGTCATTAAAATATATAAAATTACGCTCTAGTATCTTTGCTTCTATTTCTTTTGCTGCTGGACTTAAAGACTTATAGCCCATTCCAAAAGCACTCATTTTTAAACCTACCTCTACTAAATTTAATACAAGCTGGCTACTATTCCATCTATCAAAAGCTATAGATGTTATTTTATATTTCTCTGCAAGCTCCTCTATCTTGGCTTGTACAAAATTATAGTCTGTAACATTGCCTGGTGTTACTTCTAAATAGTCTGCCCATTCCATGTAGTTTACTCCATCTTTACCTCCTGTTCTCATTTCATATTTATCCTCTGGCAAAAAAGTCCAATGTTTAGTGATTATTTTTTCTCCTATTCTCCAAACTAAGACAAAGCTAGTTAAGTCTCTTACACTAGCTAAATCTAAACCACCATAGCAAGGAGTATTAAGTAAAATTTCTTCTGCTATTGTTTCATCACAAGCTACTATATCTGAATCATTGAGCCACCTAGTCTGACTTGTAGTCCATTGATTTAAGTGGAGTCTTCTAAAGATGTTTTCATAGCTAGGCTGAGACTCTGCTTTTTTTGCCTCTCTTGCCATGTAGCTTTCTTTTAAAGATATTCCTAAACCAGGATTTGCTTTTGCCCAAGTCTTTGGGTCTGCAATATCATCATCCTCATCAGCTTCAAATATTACAGGCAAAAATTGCTCGTCTACTATGCTTCCCTCTTTTATTCTTTTAGCATAATCATACATCTTATAGCAAGCTGAGTATTTATCAAAGCCAGCAGTAGTAATAGCTATTGCTAAGGGCTGTCTTCTAGCTCCTGTTGATGTTTCCATTACTTGCCAGAGATTCTCTGTACCATCATCACGCATACCATGTAGCTCATCATAAATAAAACCAGCTGCATTAAAACCATGCTTTGTACTTGTCTCTCTACTTATAGCTTTATAAAATGAGCCTTGTGCATTGTAGACAATAGAGCTTTTAAATATATCAACAAAATTACTAAGCTTTGGATTATTCTCTATCATGCCTTTTGCACACTCAAAAACCAGTTTTGCTTGCTCTTTATCGTTAGCTGCACTATAATACTCAGCTCCAAATTCATTATCTAAGTATAATAAAGTAAGAATTATGGCTGCTGCTAATGTACTTTTTCCATTTTTTCTAGGTAAAAAAATAAAAGATGTCCTATATTTTCTAGTCCCATCTTCATTTTTCCATCCAAATAAGGGCTTTATTATCTGCTCTTTTTGATATTCTTGGAGTATAAAAGGCTTTTTTGCTAGTTCTCCTTTTGTATGTGTTAGGTGTGTTTCTATAAATTTTACAGCTTTGTTAGCTGTCTGCTCATCGAAATAGTATTTACTCATATTAATCTAAGTTGAGACTGATGCTGTTTAAGTCTTTTCATAGCTGCATTATAATAGTCAGTATCTAATTCGCAAGCAGTTAAATCAAAGCCTAAGTTATGGCAAGCTATAGCTATGCTACCGCTGCCTAGATGCGTGTCTAGTATTTTATCGCCCTTTTTTGCGTAGTTCATTAAGCAAAACTCATATAGAGATATATGTTTTTGAGTTGGATGTATTCTGTTTAATTGATTCGGACTTTTTTTATATATTCGAGTTCCGCCCTTTCTTACCCAAGCATACTCAGCCTCTGCAAAATTTCTCCCGTACATAGTTTCTCCCTTATCCCAAATACAAAAATATTGACTGCAAGGCAGCACAAAATAATTACCTCCCCAAATAATCTGATTCTTGCTAACTCTAAAAAGCTCCTCAAAATATTCTTTTGTAGGCGTTGAATTATCCCAATTTTTAGACTTGTCCTCCGCACTTCTTTTTCTGCTACCCATATTCATTTTAGTTACATCTATGCCATAAGGAGGGTCTACTATTGCTAGGTCAAAATAATTGTCCTTATACCTAGACATTAATTGCATATTGCACTCGTTTGTTATTCTCATAACTTAAATGTATTATCTACTATTTCTGGTGCATTTATTCTAGTTCTAGCTGATGGTGTGAGTCCAAACTGGCAAGCTATTTTTAAAGCTTTTGCTAGTGAATCGTTAGCTATTCTTTGCTCTGGCTTTGTAGTTCTTCTAATTAAAGCTCCATCTTCATTATAAAACTCGTCTATTCTTCCTACTCTTTTTAGCTTTTCTTCCATTTCAACATACAATCCCATCTCATTAGCGTAGGCTGTAACCAAAGAAAGGTCTACTAAATGGAGCATTTTTTTACTATAAAGCTCTGTGCAAACTATATTATATTCTCTTTTTCCATAGTCATTTAATACTATTGGAGCTTCTGGTATATTAGCCAATAGACTTACCTCCATTTCATTAGGGTTTATTCTACATGGTTGGTCTGTGCCAGCCATTCTTTTCAATGCTGTTGGTTTTGGAGGTCTGCCTTTACTCATTATCAAACACAATTCCTATATAAATAAAAACTAAAAAAAGCCTTAACTCTACTGCGTCTATTTCTTCAATATTGTCTATTGTCATCCCTAAACAAAAGCCTTTAATAAAGGCAAATTCTAAATGTATCATTCTTTATAGTTTGGGTTAAACTTACATTGGCACTAAGTAGATAAACCTACAAATAGTAAACCTCTTTTTGCGTTAATGCCTCTTCCCTCTGGGAAATTCCCAATTTTGCACGCATAAAAAGAAGAT